ACGCTTCGGCTCTTTTAGCAATACTATCTACCGGAATCTTGCCCTCGCCCTCTCCAAACTCCACATCAATGTGGATATAACTGTCGGCTTTTTTGTGGGACAAAAGAACTACCGTCTCCACGTGCCCACTGCATATATACTATTGTGCATATAAATATTTTACAATATCTTTATATATTCTACAAGCCTTTTATTTACAACATTTCTTTAGATAGAATTTAGTTTACTGTATTTTAATAAATTTATTTATATTTAACCAAATTTTTAAATTTGGTGGGAAAGTGGTGGGAAAGTTAGATTTTTATAACAAGAGCCATAGGAAGCATACCGTCCCTATGGTTCTAAAATATTTTTAAGTAACTATTAATAACCTTCTGTTTTGTACGCTTTATTACCATCAAACACACTCATAGTTTTAATTAAATTTTGCGCATTTTAGGAGCACCTTATCTATTTGCTCTACATATATCTTCGCCTTCTTGTAAAATATTTAGAATTATTTCTTTTATAATCCTCAATTATATCATCATCTTCTCTTAGAAAATCTAAAATCGCTTCCATATATTTCAGATATTTAATTTTTAATTCTCCATAAAAATTTTTAATCTTTTTCATATCCTTATTCACCTTTTCCTTATTTCATTATTATTAAACTAGCAATTAATGATGAAACTACATTCCAAAACATACTTGCAATAAAATTCAAAAGTAAACGTTTTTTATTTTTGTTAAATTGTTCATAAATTTTCCTATTACACTTCTTATCTCCTGGAGTAAACTCAAACATAAACTTTCCTATATAAGCTTGTAGTAATAAAAATATTTTATTAGCAAAGTACTGGCTAATTTTATATATTATGATTATTGAAATCAAAAAAAACGTAATCAACATAAATATATCTGCACATAAAATGGTACTATCTTTAGGTAATACATTTCCTAAAGATATAATCTTATTTCTTACAACATAAACACCAGCTAAAGTATATATACAAACAAAAAAAATAATTTAAAAAATACTCAACCTTTCTGAAGTGAACCCAAAAAATTAAACAAAAATATTAACTTACAAGAGAATGAGTTCGGTATTGCACCGGGCTCATTTTCAATTTTGTAACAATTCTTTCGTTATTGTAGTAATAAATGTATTCTTTGAGACGGTTGATGAATCCATCAACGGTTTCGAATTTTTCGCCATAGAACATACTGCCAGCCTTGGTCTGAACTATATACTTTATTTTTTCTTATTGTTTTACTCATAAAAATATTAGTCAAATTTTATATTGTATTTTTCGCTTACAAGCATTTTTAAAAACTCAGCTCTGCTCAAGCCTGTTTCTTTTCTTTTTTTCAATTTTAGAATATACCTCTTTTCGTAAATCAGCATACCATCTTTTGTATGTCTTTTCGTTGTAATTTCTTTTTACTTCTGTTGAAGTGTATCCCGTTATTTTCAACCTTAGAAACAAAATACACAGTGAAGTAAAGTTTTCAATTTTACACTTCATTCTAAATAAATTTCAGTATATTTATAAGAAGTCAGTAAAACCCTAGAAATTATTTATATGATTAAATAAGCAATAAAACTTTTCGTTCAATCATATAAATTTTCTATTGACAATACAAAAAAATAATGTTAGAATTTCATTGTAGATGATATTAATAATATCGTCTGTAATGTAGTATAATGATTATGTACATTATACTGTTTTTAAGGTCGTTTGAACCTGTGTATACTGTATTAAGAGGGACGTTTGAGCCCGTATGAATATTAAATGGCTATGTGGCCAAAAAAAGAGAAGTTCTTACTTCTCTTTTTTTATTGAAGTTTTAGACTTTTTCTAAGTGCTCCATGTACTATAAACTTTTGCTTTAAATTAACTTTTTTAGCAAATCTATAATAATGCCAACTATATTTTTTTCGATTTTTTGAAATATACATATTTCCCAAAACATTATATTCATATAAATAAGTTAAACAAACAGAAATGTCCTTTATATATGGATATTCCCCTTCATTTTCTTTAAAAAAAGTTTCTATTTCTCCCTTAAAAAAACTGGTTTTTCCAAAATTTTTTAACAAGTTAAACACATCTAGTATGTAATAATTTGATAGTTTGAGTGTCATCTCATTTTTTATTTCGTCCATAAACCACAACGAATAATCGGCAGACACTTTTCTAAAGCACTCTAATCTAAAACTTTCTTTATCCGGAAACTTGTTTTTTACCAAATTTAATAATTTAATTACTTCTCTAGGACGACCACACCCGTTAAACATCATATAATCTGAAAAACTTTTCATATTTTCATTATCAAATTTACTAAACAAAATATCATAGACTTCTTTATTTTCCATATTTCTATATTCTGGCACAGAATTTTTTAATTTATATAGAACCATAGATACCAAAGGTGTATCATATTTTGTCTCGTTCTGGTAATTTTTTACCCAATTTAACTCAACAATACTAGATGAAATTTTATTAGAATTAGCTGCAAAACTATGTAAAACCTCCAAGATATCATCCCTCATCAATAATACTATTTTACAATTAATACTGCTTTTTCTCATATCCATATTAAATCTTTTTATTACATCAATAAGAGATATTAAAAAGTTAATATAGTTTTCATTCTCATATATACTCCCTCTAAAATCATCTATATCATCTATAAAAATAATCACATCCTTTCTTTTGCACATTGATTTTATCAAATTAAAAAACTTATCAACTTGATTGCAATAATTATTTTTTGTAAATTCTTGCTCTATTGCCATCATTGCTCCTAACGATATCTTTGTATCTTTAACAGCTCTTTCAATTGCACCATTTCCTTGGTATTTTTTTTGAAAATTTTTTAAAAAATATGCATTTTCTGGATATAATGCTTTAATTTCTTTTTTAAATTTACGTATTTTGCCGTTAAAAATCCCCCTATAACCTTCTTTTTTTACAAAAGACTTTCCTATTACTAATGTAAAAAACCATCTTTGGAACATCTTAAACTCTTCATTTTTCATATTTACATTTGAATCTTTAATCATCTGCTCGTGAATATCTGTCATTTTGAAAATTTCACACATTTGATTTTTTTTATTATGCTTTGTTTTAACATATTCAGCTAATAAAGTTTTTCCTGTACCTTTTTTCCCTTTAATTATAAATTTATCTTTATCAAGTATTGAATTATAACTATCATTATCTGTATAAAATAAATCTACGAAAACACTATCTGCGGCCTCTTGTTCGCCATCATCATGACCGATATTAAAATCTTTTAATTTTACCAAAATATAAACTCCTTTAACTGTTTTTTATTGTTATTATATCATATATTAATATCGTATACAACTTTAATTAGAATAATGTGTAAGTATAATTTTATAACATAAAAAACAGGGGTGCAGCAAAAGCCACACCCCAAAACAAACTGTATATTTATTTTACACTTACACTAATTAACTTAGTCTCCTTGTCGTAGTCTATATTTAAAATATCAGACAAGCCCCTAATCTTAATGTAAGTGTAGCCGTCTTTGTTGATTGCGTCAACGGTCTTAATTTTCCCGTTGATTTTAATATTTTGTTTCACAACCTGTTCCTCCAATCTACTCTTAAAAACCTGCCACTTTGCATTTTTCTGACTATCTCCACACCAGTAAGCTGGGCATCTTTTACCGTTTACATCGAAATGCCTTATTACATTATCAACACCAATATTGTATTTCTTCATTAGTGTACGAACTAAATCTATAGCATTACTTATTGCTGCCTCTGTTGGATATATATTACCATTCCTAATGTCATCACAAAGTTCAATGTTTATGCTGTTACCGTTTGTGCATACCCCATAAAACTTGCCACCACCAGTTTTGGAGCAGTCACTATATTTACTACCTCCTACAGACCACGCAACATAGTTGTCCTCTACAGATTGCACAATGTTATTGCTATCTACAAAGTAATGTGCAGAAGCCCCTCTATTTCCTCTCGCAAAGTATTTTGCATTGCTTAGAGCTGTATCGCCGTCATTTGCTGTGTAATGAATTGCTATGTACTTTATTGTATTTAATGCTCTAGCATTGCCGTAATTACAACGCAGTGCAGGATATTTACTTATTGCTATCATTATCATCGCCCCCGTTTTTATCTCTCAACTGTAATAATACATTTTTTAACTGTTGCGGTACTGGTGTCATAACAGCAACATTTTCTAACAAACTTAATCCCTCATTACATATGAAGAAAGTAATTACTACCTCTCTCAACGGAATATTGCCACCAATTACATTGTTTACAATAACTGCTGTTGCAACTACCAAATAAATTGTAATTTTCTTTAATAATCCCTTAAAACATATTTCACTTGAAAGAGTTTTTGTGTAAACGGCTTTTATAAGTCCAGTTATAAAATCAATAATTGTTAATCCTAAAAGTGCATAAATAAGCACGTCTAAACCTCCAAAAACAAAAGAGAGTGCTCCACCGAACACTCCCACGATAATTGATGTAACGTTAAAAATCTTTTCCATTTTAATCACTCCTTTTTATCTTACTAAAATTTTAATATGATTATTATCAAGTCTTGCTAATACTCTGTATCCATTGTTACTCTTTGTTGCTTTACCTTCATTGTTAGCAATACAATAGCCGTTCACTTCACAAGTTCCATCATCAACAGCAACAAGTTTACCAACTAGACCAACAGCCGACCACTCTGCTCTAAGGTCACGACTCACATATTTTCGCTTACTGTCATAGTCAGGATTGAGAATAAAATGTACTTCTGTATGTGCAGGAACAATATTACCATTTTCATCTGTAGTTTCTGCAACTTCTACCGTTTCAGTTAATTGCTGACCAAAAACATCACACTTATACATATTTTTCCAAACCTCGCTCTGAGTGTCACCGGTAATAGTAGGAGTCGCACTAACAACGCCTATTACATCATCGTTGGAAGTAGCAACCCTTATTTTTTCACCGTCTAGTGCAACGAATAAACCTCGTCTATCCTCATTATTTCCGTTACCATCCGCCCATTCAAAATATTCGGCGAAATCTGCACCACTGGCTCTGAAAGAATTTTTACCATAACAGTTGCCATCATACGATACTCTAAGTGCGTTACTTCTTGCGTTAATTCCAGTTCCTATTCCAACAATAAATACATCGCCTGTACTATCACCTATAGCAGTTGGTCCGTCACTTTCTACGTTACATTTTCCAATAGCAAATTGATAACCTTTCGCAATAGTATGCATTCCTAATGCAGCGCTGCACTCACCTTCTGCTTTTACACCGCTCCCTGCTGCAAATGAATAATTACCGCTTGCAGTTGTATATTCTCCTAAAGCAATACTACTTCTTCTTTCTGCCTTTGCGTTATTTCCAACTGCAAATGAATAATAACCACTCGCAGTTGAATTTACCCCGGCTGTAAATGAACAATCGCCACTCGCAGTCGAAGCTAAACCCGCCGCAAATGAAAAATTACCACTTGCTATATTTCCTGAATTGGGGTTTCCTAATGTGCTATATGAGCGCGTTCTAAAATCATTTACTATGGTAGCCCCTGTTCCTGCTGTTACGGTTGTATCTTTTGATGTGCTTACACTTTCACCCGCTAAACTTTTAATAGCAGGAGCTGCCCAAACAGGAGCATTGCTTGTACCTTTGCCTGTCAAAATATAACCGTCTGTGCCTTTTGACAGTTTGCTAAGAGGTAAAGGACCTGTAACAGATGTACTATCTAAAGCATGAGTATGATTTGTGCTTGCTTTTCCGTTTAATGCTGCTTGTACTGCTGTCGATGCCGGCTTATCCTTGTCTGCTGTATTATCTACATTGCCAAGCCCCACTTGTGCTTTTGTGATGCCGTGTGGGTTGCTTTGGTTGTCTGCGTGTGTTTTTAAAACATTTTGCAATTCATTTATACAGTTATAATCATTATTCCACTTATAATTAAAATACTCTGCAGGTGGTTTATATCCACTTTCCCACCCAGCACTTGCAAGTTCTGTCGGTGGTTTTATACCCTGCGCTGCCCAACTTAATGGACTGTGATTAAATTTTGTTGCCATTTTTATCCTCCTCATTATTTTGGTAAAACAGCGTTACCATCTTCTATCAACAAACCTAGGTAGCCACCTATTGTCTGTTCTATATCACCAAAACCTTTGTTTTCGTCGTATTCATCATTACCTGCACCAAACTCAAAAGTACCCTCAAATGATGCACCTTCTAAAGTAACTGTCACAGGTAACAACAAATTAAGCATTTCTGCTGCTTGCATAGCTGTAAACCCTGCGGATATAAGCACATTAAGCGGAATACGCTGTATCTTAACTGTAGCCGGCTTATTAGTATTAACAAGACTTATATCGCTTGTTTTACATTCCATTATCATAGATAAAATATTGATTATAGAATTATAGTCAGTACTAGCAGCATTACGAGATATCTTGACAAGTATCATAATTCTATACTGGTCATCTGTTAATCTTCCTCGTTGCTGTCCAACCATTTCCCCATAATAATCTAGTGTTTTACCAATTGCTTTGTATATATCTAAGCTGTTATAAATAGCTACTATATCATTGTGTACATCTGTCTGTAACGCATCATCCAACGATAAAATTTTATTATTATTACTGTTAGGCTCTTTATTAAAAGCGTCAGGTAATTTAAGAGTTTTTTTGTTAACGGTCAGCATAATTAGCCACCTCAATATCAATACAATTAACGTTTGTTCTTGCTACTTCACTACCTTTACAAACAATATCAGCAGCGCTGTATGATTTACCATCTTCCGATAACATTATAACACTAGATACAACGCCTACAACGCTGTGCACATCACTGTAAAGGCTACTGTATATAACGTCATCACCGTTCGTTAAGTTTGCTAAGTGCGTAATAATACTATTTTTTATATCATCTACGCCTGATTCTTCAAAATGTGTATTTATAGCAACATTAATTTTTATATATATCAATTTTTCTTTTGTTCTTGAAAAGTTGATATTATGTACTGTACCACCTGTATCTGTAACCTCTACAACTCTTTTATATGTACTATCAGCCGTACTTACTGTTGCAATTCCAACAGGCATTTTGCTAAATATCGCATTCGCTATATCGTTATCTGTACCACCCAGTATGTAACATTCAACAGATTTTGCTGGTCTGTTGCTTACTGTTGCATCTGTATCGTTTTCGACAATGTATACACCTGTTACACCTGCCACACGCCATAAAGCGCTATAAAGACTATCTATCGTTCCACTACCAATACCACCAACGGTTAAGACAAAACGTGCGCGTAATGCTACGTCTGTTTCTATCTCTGTTCCCAACTCTTTTATGCTTATATGTTCTATCTCTTTAACATATAGATTAGGTTGCATAATTTTATTTATAGTTCCAATGCCAACATTACCGATAGTTCCTGCTTCTGTGCAAATAAACAACCCATCGCCTTCACCATACTCTACACCGTCATCGTCTGTCTTTGATTCTAACATTAAATCATTTGCTAAATAAAATGTAATGTTATCGTCTGTACCAACAATTAAGTCCCCTGCATCTATTGTCGCACCTGCTTCGCCTGTTATCTTTAAAATATGCTGCGATGCTGTCGCAGGGTTTCTGGTAATTCCTGCGAACACACATAAACGGTCAAGACTTTCACCTGTTGCTGTCATCGGAAAACGTGCGTAGTATACATTTTCCAATTCTTCATAAAGTTTTGCTATATCGTACACATTTAAACGAATATACTTGCCTAGTATAGTCAGTTCACTTGTTTCTATGTCATCACCAAACAATGTTTTTGCTCTTGCTATTTGAGCATCTAATATTTCTGCATATGTTGGGCGTTTAAAACCTATATTGCTTAATACTGCCATCATTACACCACCTTATATATAACTATAATCACCACTTATTGTTCCAGTTCTCGATGTTGCTTTAAATGTAATGTTCAAAGTTCTTTTGTTTTTGTCAAAATTATAGCTGTAATCATCCAAAACAAAAGAGCTATCAACTTGCAATAGCCCACCTATAATTTCAGAGCGAATAACATCAAAATCGGGATTTTTAGTAATTATATAGTCAAAGTTAATTCCCTCATCAGGGTTTAATCTCCACTCGCCGTTATTTGTTCCTAAAACTGTTTCAACCGTCTGCCTTAGCAACTTATTACCGTCTACTATAGCAACCAATCCATTATTTATTACGACATCACCATCTTTGTTTAGTTTAAAACCCTTAATAGTAACCACTCCTATCCATACTATAAACCTCCTGATGGTACACCCCAACCTAGGAAACCACAACGTGCGCCTATTGATTGCCCTATAGGAGTGTAACGTATCACCGCACCACCTGCTTCTACCACATAACCTTTACCTGCATATATTGCAACATGTCCATAATATTTACCTCCTACAGGATAGCCTTTAGACACAATACAAGCACCCGCGGGAATGTTACTGCAATCAATTTTCCCATTTTTCTTTGCTATCTTGTTGCTGTGTGGAAAATCAATTGCATTTCCACCTTGATACCCACTGCCACCATTTGCGTATGCAGTCGATACAAAGCGGGCACACCAATTTGTTGAAATACAATACCCATTTCTTGTACTGTTAAATCCGCGTTTACCAACCTGCGCCATAGCCCATTCAATAGCTTTTTTAGCCTTAGCACCCATTGTACCGCTACTACCACTTATTTCTGCATTATTTTCACCAATTAAAGCACTGTCACCAAATGGGTCTCCCCCTCCTATAGTTCCAATAATAACGCTGTCTTTCATCAGGTGATGACCGTTTGCAGGCAATGCACTGTTACCGTTTTTAGCTTCTGTTATATCGCGTTCACAAACGATACATAATACTGTGCTACCTGACGATACCTTGTCGTACACATCGTCTAAGCAAAGAATACCACTTATAATTGCCTGTTTCTTCGCATCTTTACCGTATTGTTTAGTCAACGTAAGTGGCTGCACATCAAATGTACCACTATTTGTATTTGCACTTATAACTTTACCTAAAAACGCTGTATGTAAATGCAATAGCTTTTCTTCTACAAAATCATCTAAAGCATTTAAGTCTGTAGCCATACTGTTTCCTCCTTTTATGCTATACACTCTATTGACGTTGTAAGTTCTGTGCCTGTATATTTATGCTCTCCGCTTCTAACACTGTATACTCCACTTACGTCTGTACTTTCTATTCTTACTTTAACACCACTTTGTATACGATGCTGTAACAGCATTTCTACTTTATAGCCTTTAATTGTTTGAGCTTTTTTATCTTTATCCGATGTATTAGCTTCTTCAGTAAATTCTTCAGGACTACTTATCATTCCTGTTTCAACGCAAATAGTAAAATTTATATCCTTAGATGCCTTGCGTATATCTAATACATACAATTTTCCTTTTTGCACATATGCTGCACTTTGGCAATCTTCCGCATACTTCTTAACAGCTTCTATTACTGAACCATCTACCTTTACAGCATCTTTATTAACATAATCTGCAGCAGGACTAAAAATCGCAAACGGCAGCTTAGTTGTTGCTAATATATCTTTAAGAATATAAGAGCTTTTAACATTAGCAGCATAACTTTTCTCTTGTAATTCCCTATCTGTAAGACTTTGGCTGTCTAATGCGTATATAGTTGTTTTTTTATCTACACCATCTTTTTTTGTACTTACTTTGCTTATATACCCAGTGAATATAATACCTGTATCATTTTTATAACCTGCTTTAAGCGTAATTTTAGAATTACGCTTAATTTGTGCTATTGTTGTTTTAGATAAATTGTATATAATTACTTCGGCTTCATTGGGCTCTACATCGCAATCAAATGGCACGCTAAATTCAAAATCTAAAGTTTCGCCGTCTAGCTTTATGCTATCTCCAATAGCTATTTTTACAACCTGCTTAAATAATCCGTTAGGGGTTTTTCCTTCATCAGTCACAGCCATTTCAATCGCTTTAGCTAAACGTGATACATTTTTATCTACATTGTTAGACTGTTGTATAATGCTTTGAGATATATTTTTAGTATCTGACATTTTTAATCTCCTTCTGTTGGTATGTTTTTAATGCCTGTCAAAAGTTCAGAGAATGTTGCAACATCTTTACTTTTTGTAACCATACCACTTACTGCTATAATAGCTGCTTCCATTTCTGTACGCTGTTCTGTTGTTACAGCTTCTATTGTAACTGAACGCGTTGTAAGACTTGCCTGAGGGATATATTCACTACCACGGTATTTATCGTCACAAAAGTGTACTAAATCATCACCGTCATTGTATACACATAAGTAAACGGTTTCATTAAAATTTTCCCACGTCACACAATTATCATTGCCTGACTCATCTACTGCCACAATTACAAGTGGTGGAAAATCTGTACTATAAATATCGCTAAAAAGTGGCTTACCATATATGATTGGTTCACCAGCGCTTATTGTTTTTCCATCTTTGTACAAAGCTAAAGTAAATAAATCTGCTGTTTCATTATAATTCACTTCAATCTCATACCAAATATCTCCTAACAATATTTCAAACGTATAAGGAATTAAATTTTTGTTTATAATTATTCTATCTTTCATTTAATTTCCCCTTAAATCTTTGTTGTGTGTTGGCTAGTTTTTGTGTTATCTGATACAGTTACTGTGTTTCCACTTTTTTCAGTTTCTTTTTTGCCGTCTTCGGTATTTTCTTTTGTTTCATCATAGTCATATCCAATCAGCAATTTTGACCCAACTTTAAGCGTTGTTGCATCCCCTTTTTTACTAAAACAATCAGGGTTATTGTCTATAATCATTTTTACCGTACTACCATAACTTTTGTATGGTGCATTAGCCGCTGCAACTAAATTATAAACGCTATCTCCTGCTTTAACAGTGTGATAAACAGGTGTAAGTGTTCCTGTTGCAGTTTTCTGAACCTGCTGAGTGCCACTTTGCTGTTTTGTAGCTGTTTTCGTTTGTTCTTTTGCTGCCTCTTTAGTTGCAGGAGTATAGCTACTCTTGGCTATACGAACTTCTTTGAGTTCCAAATCAAAACTACAGCCACCCCAAATAGTATTGGGATGGCTTGTATTAAAACTTGTTATCTGCGCATTTTTCATAATGTTACGGCCACTATAATTTATTAGTGTACCGTTATTCATCATATCTTTAATTTTCTGTTGATTAGCAGCACTAGATGTCCCTACAATTTCACCACTTATAGACAATGTACGTGCTTGTGCTTTGACGTGGTCCGTAAGCTCTATTCCGCTTTCTACGGCATGACTTGTTACGTCTACACTTCGTTTAAGTTGTTCATCTTTAACAAATATATATATTCCGTTTAAGCTCGCCATTTTTATACCTCCGTCATTCTTGGTTTACGTCTGCTTATACTGCTATACGCATTTTGTGTTTCTTCTCGTATCCACGTTCTAACTTGTCTTTCAAGCTCTCTATTACTCATATTAGAGCCATTTACGGTTAAGTTAAATTGCGGTGCATAAGTATTATTTTCGTTACGTGAGTAATTATTAGTTGGATAGCTATTATCAGGAGTCCAGCTACTTGTTCCGTCAGATGACGGTTGTGCCTTTGGCTTTTTATTATCTCTATCGTCTATCGGTTCTGTAACAATCGTGTTCATTCCGCTTGCTATCTTTTGTGTTTCACCTAGTTCATCACCTAAACCGAGGTTAAAACCTTCTGTAACCCAACCACCGAGCTTACGCATTACGCGGGATGGCGAACCGATTTTAAACATATTTTTCAACCCGCCTGTTATGCTATTGCCCAAATTTCGGATTTTATCTGTTATTGCATTAATTTTACTTGTTATACCATCTAACAGTCCTTGCATAATATCTTTACCAATCTGTAATAAGCGATTTTTTAAATTTTTTAAGAAGTTTAAGCCCTCGTTAAATTTATTTTTAATTGAACCTACAATTCCACTTAAAACTCCGCTTACTGTACTTTTTACCGAATTCCATGCACTTGAAACAGTTGTTTTTACACTATTCCAAGCATTAGACAATGTATTTTTTATGTTATTCATTGCTGTTGTAACAGTAATCCAAATAAGCTGAAACTTGTAACTAATTACACTCCAAATAGCGCTTGCTACTTGCGTAATATAATTTTTAATAATATTCCAAACTTCAACTATTTTAGTATATACCGCTACAAAAATAGATATGGCAAAATTACGAATACTATTAAAGATTGGTACTATAACATTCCAACAAATATTATTAACTACCGTATAAACCGTATTGTATATACCTGTGAAGGCAGAAACAATACCATTCCATATACCTGTAGCAGCAGAAACAATAGCAGTCCATATAGCTGTTGCTATACCGACAATGAAGCTCCATATAGTTGTTGCTACAGATATAATTGCATCTAATACCATTTTATCAAAACGTATTATGTTTATTACAATTCCTAGTACTATAGTATATATAATAGTTGCAATAACACTAACAAATGTTGTTATAAAATTCCATATTGCTATAATTGGTGCTTTTAAAACATTCCAAATTGAGATAAAAAAGTTAGCAATACTTGTAAACGTATTAATAAAAAAGCCCTTTACTGCCGTAAGTACACTGTCTACCGTATTTTTAAAGCCTTCGCAGTGGTCGTATAAATAACTAAACAGACCTGCAAACGGATTGAGTATAAACAATATAACTGTTCTAAAATTTGACTTTACCCAGTTTGAAACTCCACTTAATACGCCTTTTATGCTGTCCACAATCCCAGTAAACGTATTCTTTACGCCATTTGCAACACTACTGAAGACTCCTTCTACCCAGTTTACGCCATCGCTAAATGCACCTTTTATGCCGTCCCACATCGTTGAAAAAACATTCTTGATTGGTTCCACAACATTAGTGCTGAACCACTCTTTTAGCTGTCCCCACTTTTCTTTAATTGTGTTCCAAACATTTGTTGCAATCTCTTTTACTTTATCCCAGTTTTTAACCAGTACGGCTATTACTGCAATTAAAGCAACAATACATATTATTATCCAAGTCGTTGGACAAGCAAGTAATGCAGCATTCAACCCTACTTGTGCACCTGTCGCTGTTGTAGTTGCTGCCGCTTCAGCTAAAGTTGCACCTGCCTTAAAAGCACTACGCGCCGCACTAAAAGCTAATAAGCCGTTATATATTCCAGATACTATGTTTATAGCAAGCATAATGCCTTTAAACGTTACAAATGCACCAATAAGAGTACCGATAACAGGTACAAGTATGTTAGCGTGTGTTGTACACCAATCAAAAGCGTCGCCAAGTTTCAGAACATCTTCGCCTAAACCACTAAAGAATGAACCGTTACCTTTGCCTTGCAAGCCTGCTGTAAATTCTTCTATGTATATTTTAGCCTTATTTACAGCACCACCTACAGCATCGCCAAGTTCTACGTTAATTGTACGTCCTAAACTCGCTAATGCACTACCTGCATCATCGTATTTTATATCGTTAATTCTTTGTAGTGCATCATCAGTTATATCTATCTCATTATTTACATTGCCTAGAGCCAAAACACCTTCAACACCCAAATCTTCCCACATAGTACCAAAAAGATTTACGCCTGCCGTATTTTGTGCAATAGGGTCTTTCATATTCTGCAAGCCTTGTACTACCTGATTAAAAGCTTCTTTTCCAACTTCTCCGCCCTGCTTAAACTTCTTGGCCATTTCGTCTGCATTTAGACCGATAGCTTCAAAGCCTTGCTTGGTAGTATCTGAGCCGTCAATAGCTCGGATGCCAAACTCTTTCATAGCATCGCCAAGTTTATCCACACTAAACGTACCACTTTGTGCACCATTTAAAAGTATATTGAACATATCCTCAGCACTAAACCCGAGTTGTTTGAAGTGCACAGCATATTCATTAATTGAGTCTAACAAATCGCCGTTTTTATCTAAGCCTTGCTGTGCACCTTGTGCAATCAAATTAAATGCCTCGTCACCTGTTACTCCGAACTGATTCATCAGCATAGCTGCCGAACGTGTACTTTCGTTTACATCAAAATCAAAAGTATCTCTCAACAATAATGCACTATGCGTTACACCCTCTAAATCATCTAGTGATAAACCGGCCATATTGTGCATATTCTGTTCAACTGTTGCAAGTGAATTGGCCACATCATCCATACTCTCGCCCATATTGTCTTTATAAAGATTTTTAATCATATCGGCATACATTGATGTCTGGCCCGCTGCTAAGCCGGTTTTAGCGGCAAAAGTATTTACTGCACTCGTTGTACTGTTTATCCCTTTTGCAATAGCACCTATACCAACTGTAATTCCTGCGACTGCTAAACCTTCTTTAATCTTGCTTTTTATTGTATCAAACGAACTTCCTACACTTTCTATATCGCTTTTGCCGTCACGAAAAGCAGCAAAGAAACCTACAACTTGCTTTTTAGCCGTTGTAAATCCTGTCGAAACATTTGTTCGAAATCTTGCTACGTTATTACTAATAGCACTAAAAGACGTATTTAAGCCATTCATTTTAATAGACGCCAATTGTCTTAATTTCTTAAACAATCCTTTAGTTTCCTGAGCTGTTTCCTGTATGCCTCCGTCTAAGTCGCCTGTAACATCTGTAATGTGAGCGCGACTTACATCGTTTAGACCATCTGTTAATCTTGTTACATCTCTCGTTGCGCTGTTAGCACTATCGCCTATATCGTCTAAGCCGTCAGCTGCATCTTGTGTTGTTTGTCTAAATTCGTCTAGTCCATCTTCTGCATCATCTACAGCACCACCTACGTCATTCCTAAACTCTTTTAGACCTCTTATTATCTCCGAAAATGGGTCATCATCTACATCCCAACTTACTTTTACTACGTCTTCTTCTATTACTGCCATACCCTCACCCCCTTACTTACCTTTTTTAACTCCCTTGTTTATAGCTTTTGCTTGCTTATCTAAAGCTATGTTAGCACGAATAACTTCCTCAGGCGTCATCTGATGAAATACTGTATTATAATCGAACCCACATTCACTAAGTACCAATCGCCAATACGCCCAATTTTGGTCAACTTCTTTACTTAGTTGAGCTTTCGTTTTCGTTGGGTCTGTCTTTTAACTTACCTTGCATAACATCGCGACCGAATTTTACAACTTCGTTAAGCTCTGTCATACTGTCAAAATCATCAGCTGTAAGTCCACTAGGCTGCACAATAACATTTTCAAGTACATACTTAGTAAGTTTGCCACTCGAAATATTAGAACCACCATCAATATAACTGTCGTCGATTGCGTCTAAAGCAGCTGAAAGACCGTTGAACTGTGCTGTATATTCCTTACCGTTAATCTTTTTTGTTCTAGTATAAAATTTGTTAAATGCCATTTTTTCATTCTCCTTTTTAATTAATATAATGTGTAAAATAAAAAGGGACGTATTTAACGCCCCTTATAAAAATTAAGCAATATTCTGTACATCATAATCGAAAACCTGAATTTCGATTTCTCTGTCGTCAAGCTCTGCACCCTGTGCCAAAGACGGATAATTCTTAATACGCGCCTTTGAACCCCCGAAACGCTCACCAATACTACTATTTGTTACCCAAATAGGGAATATAGTGCCTGCTTTTGCAAGGTCCAATAACATACCCTTTTGTGGGCTTGTACCCTGAATTGTTAAAGTTACTGTACCTAAACTGTTGTTGGTTTCGTTCATTACAATATCGCCCTGTGCACCTACAGACGTTGTAAACATTTCCTCGTCTTTTTCGCCTGTTACCATATCTTCACCTAAGCCCGTAATAAACACATTATTTACAACAATCGTACAATCTTTTGCATTATACTGTGTTAAAGCCATATTCACACCTCCTTGTTAAATTAAAATAGTGCCGTTCACTTCTACTTCGTGAATAGCACCTGCCAAACTAAAACTAAACTTACCTTCAACATAACGACGCTGCTCTCTATCACTTGCTTTTGTTTCAGAACGTTGAGCATAATTTACACTGTAATCAGGTAAACCGTCATCAGTAGTGTTAATCATGCCGTTGTTATAAGCTTCATTTAAAACGTCTACGCAAATACTAGCAAGATAATCAATTCCTGTATTTGTGTATGGGACCTTATCATTTGTAATTAATGCTTGCTGTGTTCGGTATTCAATCTGTGTAACAATCCAATCTTTCGCATCTAAAATATCGATATACTCACCATTTACGAGCTTACCTTCACTTGTAACATCATATCCAGTTTTATGCACATACGCATTACAACCGTGTGCGTGATAGTCTGTCAATGCTGATTTTGTAATATCTAAATCTGCATTTAAACCCTTTAACGACTGATTTTTGTAAGTATAAGAACCTACAGCCTTGCTACTTGTTTTTGCAACCAATGCAGCTGCTACGTTATTTAAAGCATATACCCCATTAACATCTGTAGCATGTACTACAAAAATAAATGTACGCTCGTAATCCTTGACTGTATTATATACATATTTTAAATAATCGCTATATGTTATTCCATCGCTATGTCCAGATACGCTATTATCTCTAACAATAGCTCCAAATACCTTTTTTGCACCACAAATTTCTATATATTTTGCGACAGCAAGAATATTTAAGTACGAACAAGTGCCGATTTCAATTAAGTATCTCCAGTCGTTATTTATATAATAACAAATTTCGTCAACCTCGCAACCTAATAAACCAACCTTCTCAGGTGCATCTTCTTGCATAAATACTGTTTCAACGGCTTCTAACATAAGCTGTGCCGGCTTACCCATTGTCAACTGTTCTATCGCATAAACGTGCAATGTTCCACCTACATCGCTTGTACTACAAAGGGTAACTGTCTTTAAAGACGCAACGTCACTACAGTCTAAAGTAATATATTCTGCTTTATCACCTGTCATAATGCGACTATCTAAGATATTTCCGTCACTATCCTTAAGCATTACAGTAACTTCTTTGCCCGCTGTTGAACCTACGCAAGCAACACCAATATATGTATGACTATTTGTTAAAGTAATATCTATACCGTTATTGTCAGTAATCGCTTTAACTCTTAGATTGTAACTTGTTCCACGAATTGTCTTAGCGTTTTTTTCAACTGTGTATTCCTTTGCTTTAAACGCGTAATTGCTGTTAATAGCATCTAAAGTCGCTTTAGGAATAGTGCCGACTGACTGATTTTCAAAATTCACTTTAGCGTCCATTGTATCTAACATGTCACTACTTGTTATAATCTGCTTAGCTTCATCATAGCTATATGCTTCTGCGTAAGGCAAAGGCGTTCCGTCTCCCGCATAGTATAAACAAATCCCACCAAATGCCGCAGGATTTATTACATCTTCTACTGCAATATTAACTTTTACATCACTAATATTGTTTGCCATTTTTCAATCCTCCTTTATAATTATACGGTAACAGTCTTAATGACTCCATCACTGTATAACTTTTCACTATTTATTATAAACATTAAATTAAATGTAACGTCAAACCCGTTACAATGTTCATATTCAATTGATAATAAATTATCTCTATTTGTTATATTGCCTACTTTAGCGACAACAATTTTATTATCGTTTAAATACTCTTTACCTACAACGTTAAAATATTCGTAAGCCTGTACTGCTAAATTAAGTGCTTCTACATCGTCATCACTATGAATTGTAAAACTCCAAATTTGTGTTAATTCTTTGTATCTCGTACCATCTTTAGCTATGCAATAACCTTTTTCGTTACTCTCTAATGGTGTTGGCACACTATAAGAAACATAAGGATACTTAGGTGCGGGAGCTGTTTGGTTAGCGAAAACAACGGTACAAGGGCGTAAATCTGTACTTAATTCAGACTGTAAACCTTCAACAATTGTTATTTCATTCTGTCTATAATCAATCAAATCTACTCACCCACTTTAAGTTATACACAGCGACGTCGCAATATTCGGTATATTCCGTCTCTTGCTCTATGCTATATATATTATTTTTGTACTTTATTTTTGCTCCTTGCAAAGCCTTTGTAAGTGGCTGTAACATATAAAGTTGTTTATCTTTACTTGTATATGTACCTCCACTAACATAAATCTTGCTTTCTGGCATAGGTATAATAGCTCCAATAGCAGCTATCTCCTCTGCCTCACTTTCAATAAACTTACCACCTACGTAACTTCCTGCTTTTGGCATTAAAAAGGTAAATGAGGTGCTATACTTTTTTATTAATCTCATAAAATTATACAATTTTGGCATATAATTACCTCTCGACTTTGTACCCGATAGCATTTATCATATCGCCTGTATCAACTAACGGATTGCTACTACCTTTATTTTTTATAGTAAACGGATGATTTGCAGGGCTTGATAAATCTGTTGCATAATCGGCAATTCTATCGGAAAGTTCCTGTCCAACCATTTCGGCGTAATCATCTACAGAAAGATTTCCGCTTACAACATCACACAAGACCGCCTTAGCTACCTCTAAAACTTCTTTTTCATTTGCCTTAAAACCTTTTCGCAAAAAAGCTCTTTCAGGTATTGTTATAAACCCAGTGCTTGCTTTTAAGTGCAATCCTTTTTTATGTAAAAATGCTCTCATTTTATCAGTTACTTTTATCTTACAACCATACTCATGTATTCTTGCAAGCCAAGCTTGTTCGCCCATAACTCCTACAGAAACGCTAGTTCCATTTAAGGTTTTCATACATTGTTTCATCTTAGGTATTTTACTACACCTAACTTTTACTTTAATTCCTATTATACCCACTTCCTTTTTGCGGGAGTAATAATAACACTTGTTTTTAAATATTTACCTAACAACTCGTAAGCAAGCTGCCAAAGCAAGGTATACTGAGCTGTTGTATCAAAACTTTGACTCATACCTGCAATACTTTCGCTAGTCAAGCCAAGTTGTTTGCTATACAGTTCATTGTAACGACAAATAAATAATTTTACACAAGCAGGCAATTTTTCTAAACTTTTAACATCTTCCTTGTCAAATTCCAAAGTTGTGTTGTCTAAAAGCCACTCTAAGCAACTTTCAATCCTTAAAATTGTAATAGAGTCTACTAAATCAATAGGCAATCCCATTAATTTAATTGTTTCTTCTGTTAACATTTTTAGCACCTACTTTTCGCTTTTTACCAACATTCTCGGATACTTTTCTATCCTCCGCAATACTTATTACGCCATTATATTTTTTTCGCTTTCTCTTGAGCCAAAATGTGCAACTCATACTCTCACCAACTATTCGATGGTATGCTTTAAGCATGCAATAGGTACTTTTTTGTGGTCAATAACCAAGTTCCAATTTGAAGGTGTAGCAAGCATAGCATTAGTAGGATAATATATACCTGATGGATATGTTGCATTTACATTCCAACTAAAGCCTCTTGGGTGAATAACCATACATCTTCTGTTAATTAAGTAATCTTTTGCACCTAATTTATCTCTGTCTGTCTCAGTACCTACAAATCCCTGTGGGCTACCGTCCTGTCTTATAAAAGCGTTACTTCCTAAGAAATATGTATCATAGATTGCGTTTGTCTTTTTCTTTACATAAGACTTTCCTGCAACTAACGCATCACCACTGTAATGCTTATTGATTTCTGTAATATTTTCTGTCGTTACTGCAATAGCTCCACCTTCACTATTTGTAGCAGACTCATACATAACACAAGGCATAGAATCATCAATAATAATCTTGTAACCTAAGAAACTCTCAAGTTCTGTCTGATTTCCGCTTGGGTCAAACACAGGTGTTCTCGTAATCATAGTGTTCTTCTGTAAGTATGTATAAGTCGCACTGTGCATAAACACCATACCTAAATTTTTATAGTGGTCACCTAAAAGCTGTTTTGTATCAAGTGTATTTCCTGTTGTGATTGTCTTTACAGTGTCACTTGTAACATCATTGATATGTGCCTTTAATGCTCCATTAGTCGGGTCTAAAATACCTTTCAATATGCTTAAATAGATATTCTGTTCTTTTGTCAACCACCAGTCTGCAACTAAGTTACCTATTGCTGACATAGGGTCAGAACCACCTAAAACCTGTGCAAGGTCAGTAGCTCCCCACGCCTTTTGACGCATAAGAAGTGTTGCTGTATATGCACTTGTTGCCACATCACTTACAGATACGTCATTTTCGCTAAATACATCATCGTCGCCGTCCAACGGATTATAGAATGGCACAGTAATAAACCTACCACCATTAGGAGTACCGTTAATCAGTTCAGCTACAATACCATCTGAAGCAGCTATACCATTATTAACTAACGTGTTTAACTCGGTTGTTCGTTCAATCGTATACTGACTAAACTTTTCAGGTACTACCTGCATATTTTTATACATCGTTTCTGCCATTTTTTTATTTCCTCCTATCTTTTCACTAAAGACTGTAATTTAGATGCAAGCTCTGGATTTTCAACTTCAAGCTTCATCTGTTCTGTCAAGTTAAATGTTTCTTTTGCGTAAGGATTAGTAGTATAGCCGTCACTACCTGACTTTTCAGGCACTCTCGAATTATCTTTAAAGACCTTTTCAACTTCTGATTTAACTTTGGCCTTAATAATAGTGTCAAGGACTTTTATGTTTGATTTAATCTTTTCTCTGTCTTCATTTAAAATCAAATCAATAAGCCCCATAGACTCTTTAGAGCCATCATCTAGTCCGGTTTCTTTGAGCTGTTCTATTGCATACAATTTATTCTCTGCAATCATTACACTATGTTCACGTTCTGCGAGTTCTTTTTCTCGATTTTCGTCATCGTATTTTTTGAGTTCGTCAGCAGTCATCTTGTCACGCTTCATCTTTTCAAGTTCTTTTGAAAGTCTTGCATTTTTCTTACGTTCATCCGCCATAGCCTTGTCGACTTTTGCTTGCACTAAACGCTCAATATCATCATAATCCTGACCACCGCTTAGGTCATCGTCTTTCTTTTCAATTTTTTCTGGGTCATCAAGAACCTGTCCACCTAATCCACCTTTGTCCGCATCAAACAGTTGCATTAAATTTCTTAATTTCATTTTAAATCCTCCATTCCTTTTAGAAATAAATTTGCTCCTTGTAGAAACTGTAAAATACTCCATATAGAAGTAATAAGCCTTTTTATGTCTTGCTTAGGACAATAAAAAAGAAATAGACTATTACTCCCATTCCCTTTGATATATCAATATTTAATTGCTAGACAACAAAAAAGGACAGCCTAAAACTGTCCTATTGTGCTTGTTTATTATGTTTTTTAACTTGCCTGTAACTTTTATATTTCAAAGCCTTCTATTCTTAATTGTTTTATAACAGCTTCGGCAATAGTTTCAAGTAGCTTTATTTCTTTATCCATAATTATCTCCTTCAAATTGTATTTTATGGGGTCGCATTTTGCTACCCCCTTAAACCCTTTAATTCCCGTTAAAGTATTCCTTACTTTTTCGTCATATTCGTCAAGTACAGTATATATTTTTGTCATTTTTGTCATATTCCCATTTTGGGCATCTGATTGTATCAAAAAAGCACCCTTTTCAGAGTGCTAACATAGTTTTTCTTGTATTAACTTTTCGAAATAGGCTATTTTCGAACTTTTAGCCCTTAGGTATAACATCAATTACACCCTTAGCTATATTTGACGCCTTTTTCATAAATGAATTTTCGTGTAAATATTCAATACCCTTTAATGTAATCCTCGGATTGCTTACTGAAAGCACAATATCCCCTTTAGCACCATATTTAACACTTACACCATCAACATAACCCTCTTTTACAAGTATTTCCCATATCCTTACCCATCTGTTTTCAGATATTTTTAAATGCTCTGCTGATACAAAATCCATATCAAACTCATCATAATCCATAGCCTTTTCAAGCTGTTTAAGTATCTTGTATATTATGTTAAAGTTATCCACATTTTAACCTCCTTGCATTAAAAAAGCACCTCTGAATTACTTCAAAAGTGCTTTTAATCAATTATTATATGAGATAATCCCTCTGATTTTCTGGGGATAGTACCATAAAGTTCTATTGTATAATCAAAATCATCGTCAATACACTTCTGCAACACTTTACAATAATCTTCACTTGCTTTTCTGTCTTCCATTACAGCATCAAAAGGAGCTTCCGGAAAATAACCGAACTTATCAAAAAAATTACTACACATATCCTCACAAATTCTTAACATTTATAAAACTCCTTTCAATTTTTCCTCAAAATATTTTAAAGCATTTGGGAATACTTTTTTCATTTCTTCGTATCTTTCTTTATCAAACTGAGCTTCAAACATATGAGCAAAAGCTTCAGAGGTTATATTATCTCCGTTTTCCCAGTAACTTAAATTGTGGCCTGAAATACCTTGTATTTGTCCACCAGTTAAACCCTGTAATATATCTGACACAGCTGAATGTTTTCTCATATTATTCAGTTCATTTGATATATGTTCATACACCTTAGGGAATGTTTTTAAATTATTGGCTTTACCAACTGACTTTACATACAACATTTTATCTTTATAAAGCAATTTAGAAAACATTTCATCTTTAGAAATTTCACCTGCCATACAATCTATTAAATGACCGTGTTCGTGATAATAAGTGACACATTTTCCTCGTTCATTATTTAAATCCACATTATAGTTCATATAAATTTTCTTTGTGTTTGGGTCAAAACAAGGTACTTTTATATACTCGGCATCATCAACTGAATCCTTAGGGACAAATTTATTAAATACTTTCTTAGCTGTTTCATTTCCTTGAGAAAATTTATTCTTAACAGCCTTATAATATTGTTTGCCCATTCTCTTATCAGTAAAGATTTTTTCTTTAAATTTACCTAACTCTGATAATTTTTCATCTGATTTTATTTTAACACTTTCATCATCACTTGTAAACGGTTTTTCAATCTTTTCGCTAGTGTTTCCAATGTTCTCCCTAGCATTTGCATATTTTTCACCAACGAACTTATCAACTTTCTTTAGTCTGAAACTTAATCTACACCTGCAGTTAATATCATCAGCAGCATTACCACTTTGTCCCGGAGCCATTGTTTTTATCCCGTGTCCTAAATCAAAATATTCATCGCAGAGAATTTCGACGCCCTCCATTTTTTGGTGATTAGCTTTGTTCTTTCCTTTTGGACGCCTTACTCTCTCATCTTTTGCGGTTTTCCATATTTTGAAATACCTCATACCGGAATTGCCTTGTTGTAACTTTTTATCAAGTTCAATTATACTTTCTAATTTACCTGATTGTTGCACCCTATGTGTTTCTGTCCTGACAATTCTTATTGCTTTGTTGTAATCATTGTCAAGGCTTTCTGCTACTCTTTTTGCCATAGTTTCATATCTGTCGCCGTTTTGTAGCCCTATACCTATCGTTTGTTTAATGTTATATACAATCTCGGCTCTATTTTTTTCAAGATTATCATTTAATGTCAGCCCGCTTACAGGATTGTTTACGGCATCTTTTAAAGTTTCAGGACGTACATATTTTACACTTTCAAAAACTTTTTTTAATTCTTTCGATTTACCATCTGTTTTCTTAACAGCATCTATCATACCATTAAAAGCAGCTTTATAAGTGTTATTTACAGTGTCTTTTATGATTTTATTATGCTCTGCTGTCCCTTTAATTACTTTATCTTCAACTTCACTCAAAAATCTTGCGTATCTTGCCTTTTTTTGTAAAGTTGCATAGCTTAATTCTCCGTTTTCAGCATTGTTTGCATATTCTACTCCTAAAAAACCTTGTAAATTTTTAAGAAGTCCTTTAAAAGCTTTTCTTATTCCTACCTCAGCATTGGCTTCTCTATGTTCTTGTATTCTCCTTGCTTGTGCAAGTAAATATTCTAAATCAGGCACTATTCTTCAGCTCCCGCGTTATTTTCTTCATCATCTTCTTTGACTTTATCGATTAAGCTAGGTATATCATTCTTTTCTTCTTCTATTAAATCAAGTTCATAGTCAGGGTCATCAACAAAACTCAACTGGCTGATTGCTGTTCTCTTTGATACCACACCTGTGCTGATTAACTGTCCTACTGCTTGTGCCTCACTTAATAAATCGAGAGGGAAATTTCGAGAAAAGTCCATAATGACTTGTAGTGGCTCGATTTTAATAGTCTTTTTAGCTAAACTGTTAGCAAGTGCTTTAAACATATACACACCTGCACTAACCATCTTAGCTTGGAACATGCCGCATTTAGCTTCTAATCCTGTAAGTTTAAACTTTAGTGCCACTCCTGATGCAGTACCAAAAGCCTCATCGCTTAAATTAGGTGTCTTTGAAAAGCGATAGATATTCTTCTCAATCCTTGCTAATTGATTTGACATATATGTATCACTCATATCTTTCGTAAGGAAATATACTTTACCGTTATAAGCTCCCGTGTTGACCTGTAAAATTCCGTTCGCTTGAGCCCTTTCTATGTCATTATCATCTAACATCAGATTTTCAATAACCATATACGCATTACTGAAAGACTCAAGGTCATTAGACGCGTCACTTATATTTCTGTCATAAGTATCAATCAGCTCAAGGACCTTTTCTGCATCACCAACAAGTTCTTTATTATTTGCAATTCCTTGTAAGGTACACGTATCATACATATTGCGTTCTTCTTTGTCGACAAGCTCAGTAAGGCCATAATAACTTGTACCTTCATAGTGTTTTATGCTGTCAGGACAGTAAAAAGCAACTTTATAATATACTGTACCATCTATAGCCGTTGTAGTGTAGTATCTAACTGCATATTTAGGCTCAGATATATCCGTATTGGATAATATCGCCGCTTCATAAGGAGCAATCGGCATAACTCTTTCAATGCCATTGTCTAAATATAGTAATCTTCCAGAATACCCACAAATGCTTGCATATTTTGTTGTTTCCATATCAACATCGTACATATTATTTCGTGTAATAAAATCACTTATAGCCTTATGAGCTTCATCTCTTAAACTCTCACCAATCTCATCTTTTGCATCTTGTGTATTACTATAGCTATATGCAATAGGTACACCTGCGAAATAACCAGTTTTAAAGTCAACTATTTCTGAAAAGAAGTCATTGTTTATCCTGTTATTTATTGCGTCCGTATCTTCAAAGCGTGGGTGTCTACCAAAAATAGGTACACCTTCTTTAACGCAAGTGTACCTATCATACAATTTCTTATTATAAATACTGTTTGGCAAATGCTTTTCAATTATCTTAGAGATAATGTAAGTATCGACTCCTTTTTTATTAATATATTCTATCTCTGCCGTAAAATCAGGATATAGCTCCAGTTTAGTTCTCATTTTTACACCTCTTTTTATTAAACTTTGCGACTAAGTTTTTATCAAAGCCAATAAAATGACCTTGTGCTGTAACAGTAAGTCCACATCTTACGCAAACTCTTACATCATTAATCACAAACAACCTGTGACCACACATTAAAATCTCCTCAATTCTTGCTTATCACCAAATATTTGTAGTTTCTCTGTAGCATATCTTAAAGCATCAAGCAAATGGTTATCTTTATCCACTGGTTTAGCCATAGCGTTGCCATATTTGTCCTCTTGCCAATGGTACTGTTCTATCTCATTTTTAAAGTGCTGACATTTGCTATGAATAACAATTTTGTGACCCTGTAGCCACCTTATACCTCTGTTAATGCTATCTGCTCCTTTTGCAACAGACATCGCCTTAATTCCGCAAGTATTCATATAATTTATAGTTTTAGGTTCTGCACTATCACACATTATATAGCCGCCGTTTACAAATTCCTTTGCCACTTTTACAAGCTCATCATCATTCATACCTGCCTGATACCATTCGTCAAACACATATATTATTTTTCTAGCTTTGTCATAGTGTAGCTTGATTAAGGCATTTGGGTCAGAGGCATAGCCAAAGTCACAGCCCATATAAATATTATCAAATTGCTGTATCACATCTGATAAGTCAATACATTCCCAGTTTTTAAATATTACATTACCTAATACACCCCAATTACCAAGGCTGTATACATTGTAATAATAAGGGTCTGTTTCATTTTCTAGCCTGTCTTTATCCTCATCTGTCAGCATATCATTATCTTTGTATGTGGTCTTTAATATGCAAACATTATCGTCTTCATAGCTGTTCTTATTATCTTCCCAGCTACCGAAGAACTTCTTATATATCCAATGACTTTTCAAAATAGGATTAAAAGCCATTACAATATATTTATCATTGTTTGATATACCTCTCAATCTCTTAGTCAACTGCATATAAGCATCTTCTTTTATTTCTGTCGCTTCTTCAATGAATATTCTTTCAAGTACACCCTTTGCAGGAGTAATTGACTTTACCTTTTCTACATCATCCAAGCCGTTAAATAGTATCTGACAGCCATTACTCAGACAAGTAATAACCATATCAGATTTGTTAATTTTAAATAGGCTGTTCAAACCCATTTCCGATATAGTTTTAACAATCTGGTTATATGTACTGTTTCTTATAGTCTTTGCTACATTTCTACAGCACAACCAATTTACACCCTTTAAGCAATCAATAACGATTTTTTGGCAAAGAAAAAAGCTCTTCCCACTTGAAGAGCCTCCAAAAAATATTTGAGTTGGTTGTTTTTTATTTAACCAATCTATATATGTATCGTTTATTGTAACATTTATATCCATATTTTCACCTCAAAAAAGTTATATTTTTTATAAAAAACTATTGACAAGCACTATTAATTGTGCTATAATTAAACCATAGAAAGGAGGTAAGCAAATGAATATAGATACAATAAAAGACCTCTCAGAAATTATTCTTGCTCTTGTATCAAGCGTTTATATGATTGTAAACACCTACTACACAATCAAAAACAACAAGAATAAGAAAAAATCTAAGAAGTCTAAAAGAAAAAGATAGGATTGGGGCGAAAGCCCCACCTATACTCTAATTATAGCACATTCATTTGCAAAATAAAAGATGAAAATTTGCAAACCTATATTGGTAATTTTATTCGTTTTATGTATTATTGATGGCTTAAATGGTGAATTTTCCTCACCCTCAACACTAAATATTATAAAATGGTGTTGTGTTATAATAGCAATAGCTACTTACTTTATTTGTGAAAGGATACAGAAAAAATGAAATTAAAACAAATTCGCCTCGAAAGAGGTCTTTCCGTACCACAATTAGTTGAATTATCAGGAGTACCACGCCGTACAATACAGGAAATAGAAAAAAATGATAATTGCAAAGTTCATACGGCTATTAAGCTAGCTGATGCCTTAGGCGTTACACTTGATGAACTTTGTAGATAATTCAGTAATAAAAGGCAAGGCTTAAATAGTCTTGCCTTTTGTACTGCATATATTAATATTTATAACCTTGTCATCGTCAGTAGTATTGACATTTTCAACTTTATCTCTCCATTTATCAGGTTTCCTGTTTTTAAGCCAAAATATCTGTGCGGTTGTGTCGGGGGGTATCTCCTTTTCAAGTTCTATTATTTCCCCGTCTTTTGTCACTTTCTGTTCTTTGCTTACATAACCTAAAGCCCTTTTTAACAAAGCATTTTCAACCTGAATATCTACTACCTCTTTACCCTTTTTTAGGGTGTCACTTATGTCACCATACTTCTTCTTCCATTCTGCAAGAGTTTTTCTTGATATTCCCATATTGTGAGCAATTTGTTCATCTGTTAAACCATCTCTCGCCCAGCTTTCAAGAAGCAATAGCCCTTCTGGCTCTAACCACTTCGCGTACTTACTTTTTGCCACAACTTAACCACCACCTACTATCTTTCTATAACAAAAAAGAGAACACCTTTATGGGCTGTTCCCTTTACATAATACAATGTTTAAATTTTCATACTAGCATTATACTACAGTATAATAGGACATTACAAGGACATTTTAGGACATTTTTAAAATTTTTTTTCTAAAAGCTTCAAGAGCTTTTTCGTGTAGCCTAGTAATGTGTCTATAGCTTTTTTTGTATTCAACTGCTATTGTTTCAAAATTAGGATATTTCTTATACTCAATATATTTCTTATGTAGTATATCAATGTATGTTGTGTTATCTAGCTGTTGTATCTGATTTATGATAACTTGCTTTAAATCACAAAAATCATCTATTTCTTTGTTTATCTCTTTATCTAAATCAATATATCTATCAGATTTTTTAAAACCATTATTAGCTACACTACACATAACTCTTTCTTTTTCATAGTCTATTGCTTGTACATTAAACCTAATAGATTTTAAATCCTCTAACTGGAGTAATTTTTGGTCTATACACAAATCCATTTTTTCTACTTTTTGTAAATAAACTTTAGCTTCATTATCCATTTTAGCCCTCCTTGACAAACCTAAGCAACCCACTTATAATATTTTTGTACTTATCTAGGTTGCCCTTTGGTTTGCTTGCCGGAGGGCTTTTTTATTGCTTAAATTTCATCGTGTAGGTTCAATCTAAAATTCTCCTTCCGTATAAGGTTTATCCCAACAAGCTTTACAATGCATTTTAGGCAAGCTGCATTCAATGTTTTCATTGAGATACCTGACACATACAGAAGGTCGTCCATTATCTACTCGAGCATTAGGAAACATTTTTAAAAAATGTTCCAACCTTGTTTCCGGCTGATGTTCGTCACTCCACCATTGAACAATTTCTATTGCTTTATTTGGATATGTATTTTCAAATTCTTCACAGGGCAAACAGGTCTTGTTATTGTCACTACTAATCGGACAATTTTCACAGTTTATTTTGCAACTCTTAGTCATTCTATTTTTTTCTTTTAAATAGTTTTCAGTATATCCGCAGTCAACTTTCATTTTCATTACCTCCCATTTTCAAACTTCTATTTTAGGTTGTACATACTTGACAAACAGCTTTGCAAATGTTCTCGCTCTACGCGGATAGTCGTAGACTACAAAATCGTCTATATCTAAGTCAAGAAACAAATCTTCCGTGTCATACCTTTCGATTATATTATAAAAATCCCATAAACTGCTTACAAGTGCATCATCAAAACTGTTAAAAAAACTTACTGCTTTTAAATATTTTTCATTTTCGTACTCATCAAAATATTCTAAAAATTCTGAAACTGTTCGCTCATAGTCAAATTTTAACAATGAAATTTTTGATAACAGATACTCTACATCGACAGTTCGCATTAACTCAAGAAACTCTTTTCCTTTTTCGGGCCATCTGTAAGCATAATCGCCACAGTCCGTGCAAGCAGACATTATTCCGTGTGCTAAATCAAAATTAACTACACCCCACATACAATTGCTGTAAAATTTATCACTCGGTTCTGCTCTAAACACAATTTGTCTTATGTTCGGCAATTTATCTATCTCTATTTTCATTTGTTTCCTCCTTGTATTTTCTACTAAATTTCATCAATCTTAACA